GTATTCTGAACAGTTGGATCAAATCCACCAGTTGTAGTTGGTAAAGTACCAGTGTATGATAAGATAGATTTAATTGGTGTGTTATATGATAAAAAATCAATAATATCATCAGTAGTGTTGATTAAGCTGTTACCAACCATATCAACTTTATATGTTGAATTTTCGTAATCATCAAAGGCATCTTTATTCAAATCACAGAAGATACCAGTTAATGCAACCGCAGAATTAAGGATTACATTGATTGATTGGTTAGCACCGTTGTTATCAATGAAATCAGGAATGATAGTTCCTGTGAAAGAACCTGTTAATGTAATTCCATCAAGTCCTAAGAACTCAAAGAACTTATCAACTTTAGCACCACGAAGGTCAAAGTATTTAGAATACAATGGATCTTGTGAAAGAAGTTGTAAGTTAGTCCAGTCTCCTCTAACAACGTAAACATCTACAAAGTAATCAGACAAGAAATCATTTGGTTGAATAAACGCCGGAACGTTTCCTCTTCCATAATAATCATCTGCTGTAACATTATATAATGCAGCATTATCAGACTTGCGAATGATTATGCTTTGTACTTCTTGCCCGAGGTTTACAAAGTTAAACAATCTACCGCGGTTAGCCGGTTTGCTATCAACAGTAGCTTGTAGATATTCTTCGTCTGGGAACCAGAAGCGTTCTTTATTATAGAACGACGATAGTAACGCTCTAGTTAAACTACCGTTTGATTCGTTTGCAGCAAGTGCAAAAGAACGGTAATCTACAGCGTCTCCGCCTTCATTTACTGGAGTATCATTTAACGGTAAAAGATTTAAACCGAATACTGGTGCTGTCTGTAAACAAGTTTCAAGAGCTCGGTGAAAAAATGAGCCTCTCTTTTCAAGGAAAGAATCAATAGATCCAAATACTTTACGTGATGTAGCAACATCGCGTAGGAATACTGGTCCATTAAAAGGTCCTTTACGAGAGAAACCTACAACAAGACGGATAGTCTGTGTAGATACAACGATTCTTTCTGAAGCGTCAAACTCGATTGTGTAGACACCAGATGCCTTAAACCTGTTAAGATCAAGTGTGATTTTGGCCATTCTGCTTTTTAGTTATTTTTTCTTTGATTGTCTTTTTATTCAATCCGTAGTATATATCTTGTTGAATCCATCAGATTTTTTAAGATACTACTTACTTTTTGTATTTAAAAAAGTTTTGCGGTTGTTGATAGGCTGGTTCATCGTATTCCTTAATCATTTTAATTGCTGATAAGAATTCGTCTTCAACTTTGTCTCCTCGAGCCATTCTAGTCTCAACTGCTAATTTATATATTTCCGAAGAAGTATCATAAATTTCTTCTACCATTTCATAGAAATCTGCTGACTCAAATAAAGCAACAAGATTTACGCAAGTCATTGCAACATCATCATGTGCTAATTGAGATTCATATCTACCAACCGAATTAATACCAAATGAACTTAATTCATCAAATGTTCTTGTTTCATTTAATACTAACTTTTTATCTCTAACCAAAGTTCTTAATTCTCGGCAATAAGTTTCACGATTATCTTTTTGAATTTTAACACCCAGTTTTAAAGTATCGTTTGCTATTGATTGTTTTGTGTATAAAAAAATTTCTGGATAAAATTCTCTATTCTTCGATAATTTTTCAAATACTATATTTCCTTTAAAGTTAATTTCCAATACAACTTTACATTTGTCGTAATTAAATAATTCAAATGTCAATATTTCCAATACCTTAGACATTTCTTCGACTGAATGTACATTTGATCTAAAGATACCTACTTGGTTTAATCTAAAGAAGCTGGTTTCATCGATAAAATCTCTAGTTTTTCTAACACTTGCTATGGATTGTGGTGTTAACTGAAATATGTTTATTACCGAGAAGTCACGACCAACCCCATCACCAATATCAACAGCAAGAACAAATGATTGCTCTAAATTATATGGATCTCCTGGATCAAATGTTGGTAACCACTTTAAGTTATTATTTAAGTCAGGGTAATCTAGAAACGGATCAGTTTCTTTGCATACAAATTCTTTTGCTGTTCTTTTCATCAACATTAATGTGTGAGAATTAAATAGTAATCTAGAAGATGCTAAGAATTGGTTACCGTATTCTTGATTAAATAATTCTTCTGAACCAAGGTTGGCAACCTCTCGTTTTCGCCAACTTTCATCACGACCCGGAACTTGCCACCAATCCACACGAATTGGGAAATAGTTATTTCGCTGTTCTACCGCCCCTTGGTAAATCTCGTAGAATAAGTTCATGCCATTTGGAGTAGAACATATAATGATTCGTGAGATTTGAGACGATGATAGCGTAGGATAAATTGATCGATAGAACGGTAATAAGAAGTTTGAATGAATATGAGCAAACTCATCAGCAAATAGCAAGTGAATGGTAAATCCGATAGCTGCTGTTTTGGTAGTTGCTTGAGAGAATAGACGGCAACCATTATCAAAACGCATACCTGTAACACCACCGGCTGTAATACCGGGTTTCATATAGAACGGTAAGTTATTTAAAACTGTTTTAATCTTATCAACAATTTCAGACGTTGTTGCTAACTTATTTGCAACAACCATGATATTTCTATCAGAGTGAAAACATAGATACCAAGCAATAAAGATTGACGATGTAACGGTTTTACCAATCTGACGAGAAGCAAGCATTACTACGAATCGATTATCTTGAAATGCGGAAAGCATATCTTCTTGGTATGGGCGTAAAGTAATTTTACGTATACCCTCATCCGTCATAGAGAAACAATACTTATTACCAAAGTATGTAACGTCAGCTGCGCATTTCGCTAGTTCTTCAAGCTCATCTCTTGTATACTCAAATACAAGGTTTGGTGCCTTTGTATTAATCTTGCCTTCAAAGAACGGTGAATAATCAGCAGGTAGACCACGTTCTATTCGGTCTATCTGTTCATCAATCTTTTTAGTATTCCATATCTTACCTCTACTAGACATCTTCCCCTAAATTTTCTGCGGATATAGTATCATTAGGATTTGAAGTAGCTCGTTTCTCCGGTATAGCATCTCTTAACATTTCTATCATTTGTTTTGTGCCGCGTACTTGATGAGCCGCTTTTGGGCTCTCATCATATTCAGCGTTAATAGATATAGGCTCATCAGCTTTCTTAATTCGATAATCTTCTTTCAGACTCTTATAGTTATTTTCCATAATAACCATAAATTGTGCAAGGTGTTTTACAATCTCCATCTTAGAACGCTGAAGTGAAGCAAGAACCTCAAAGGTTCTTGGATGTAAATTACCGTTGTCAATCTCTTCAAGAAGTTTAATGATAGCATGTTCCGCTGTTTTCATTTGGAACAATAGATTAGAAACTGTGATTTTATCAACCACACTTTTTTGTTTAACATACGGAATCTCTTCTATGATTCCCATGCTTAAATAAAATTCCGATATCGAATCAACTATGTTATCCGCTTTTGTATCAGCATAGGTTTTCACCTTTTCATAGTCCATAAAATTACCTTCTCGAGCGGGTAAAACGTCTCGGGCGCTATCTATGTTTAACTGAAGATCCTCGATTCCATCTTGTAACATTTTTTCAAGTTCATCACGTAGTCTAATCTCTTCTTTTTTTTCTTCTGGTATTTTTCTAGCCATAATTATTTTGTTTTAGATAGTTCAATTCACTCTTCTTCATAAATCCAAAAACGTTTGCACTTATTTAGTTTTTCCAATAAACGGTAAGCGAAGGCGTTGGATTGCGTTATCAATAATAATTCCAAATTGTGCATCTTGTACAATTGTTTCATTCAGCATAATAGACTGTTTTGTTAATTCTGTTTCTATTTTATCGTATAAACGAATGTTGGTCATTGCTAAATTTCCACCCCGTAATTTATATTTAGTTTCTACGCTACTACGATTAATAGTCTCAAAATTACTTATAGTATTTGAGTATATATTTTCAAGATCTGTTGTCTGTTCTGGGAGTGGAGATTCTTCATTCCATTTTCTTACCCAAAGATTGGTTGATAATTGACGATAGAAATTAGACATATTCATAAATAACCCATACCAATAATCTTGTACAAGATTTGTACTAAGAATGTTTAGGTATTCTTTACTGGAATCTTTAAAGATTATATAACGACTTGCAAATATAGAAACTTTCCAACCCGCACCATCGCCATAACCATCAAATAAAACTTGTTCAGTAATAGGCTCTAACGTATAGCCTGTATTAGTTGAAGAAGATGCCCAATTTGTATAGTATGTACTAAGATAATTAACTATTTCATTCTTTACGTTAATCGTATAAACATAGCCTGCAGAAATTTGCGTAACGCTAACAACATCTCCGTATAGAGCTAACCCGTTAAACCTTGCAATTTTAACATAAGAACCAACAGCATAATTTCTTTTTGGTGCAATGGTAAATGTAAGAGGTGTAGTTTCAAGACCAGCTGTACCTAGTGAAAGATATCCTTTTACATTATCTCTTGACACCGTGATAGACGGTTTTAGCTCTTTAAACCACATATTTAAAGATCTATCATCCTCTGTATTAAACAATACATTTGACCGGTACTCAATAGCGGTTGGTTGGTTATTACCAGCTGCTGCAATATACACAGATCTTAAATCATATTGTGATTCTGAAAGTATGTTTGTATAATTTGATAATTTCAATTGTGTTATTACTATGTTATCATTAAAGTTTAAACGAGTGGGGTCATAATAATTAGAACCAATCTTTGGATCATATTGCTGGGGGTCTGTTATTTGAATTGCTTCTAATTGAACTTCTTCTCCAAATCTCTCTTCAGTATCATGCGTGATTGTATTAAACATTTCACGAAGATCTTGCGGTTCATAACGATTAGATTTTGGTTGATATTTCTGAAGTGCTATTTTCCAATAGACTTCTTTTTGCATAATATCTTTCCACAAGTAAGAACTTTCTATTTCATAAATCCTGTTAGTTAATGGGAAATAGATAATGTCACGTTTTTGTGGTCCAGTGCCAATACCAAATAGTTGTTCATAATATTCTTTAACTATTTGAACCTCAAATGGCATCTCAAAATCAAGACCCATTGGATTAAACAAAATCTTGTTATCAGGAAATTCATTATTGGGTACAAGTACTTTAATACATAAAGGATCGTCAACATCATATAGAGTCCATTCATGAAGAGTAACATCTCGACCTATTGCCATAGGAACAGCACGAGCATACATTACATCATGCCCAAACATTTGATTTATAGTATATGCAAGTTCTCGGTATAAAGTAACCGCAGGATTAACTTGGTATGGCTTAAATGTAAAGTTGGTAATTTTTGTTAAGTTACTGATGTTTCCTCTTTCAGAAACTAACATAACAGGTACAAATCCTAAATACGGATCTTTTGCGTCAGCAGATTGTTTGCAGTTAACTTCTATGCTATTAATAGTTGAAGGACCACCACTAATAAGAGTAATACGAAAATCTACAAATAGATCGTTTGCGGGGTCAAGAATAACATCTTGTAAATTTTGATTAGTAAGTTCTATCCAAGAAGCTCTTACCCTGTTTGACGTTCCCCAACGAAATTCTTTTTTAAGGATACCCGTTCCTGTGATGTCATCGCACCACCCAGTAAGATTTGTAACGTAATGAAAAGGCGTATCCTGTGTTATCTTAACAAAGTCGCCTGGTTGTGAAAGGATTGCTAACATCCAGTGTCTATATTTTTCTTTATATATTCACCGATCTTAGCGGTGATTATTGTGATATCATTGCCTCAATTTGTTTTACCTCAAAAATAAAGCTATCACCTATGATTTCTAAAGATTCATCAAAATCTCTACGAGACATTTGGAATTTTTCACAGTAGATTTTTATGAATTCATCGGTGAATGGCTGCTTAGCTTTCTTTTCAGCTTTTGCCTTTGCAGTTTTAACATACATCCAGTTTGGTGTTCTGTTGTATGTTTTACTCCAAAGCTCTTGCCAAAAAGTAACTGCTTGCGCCGGATTAATTTTAATGTGATTAAAATAAGAAGCTTGAACAGGAAACTTGATAGAGGCAAATCTTGACACCATGAAAAAATGTTTAGCTCTTTCATGCATTTTAACTTTCTTAAACTCCTCGGGTTTAAACATTGTATTGATTAGCGCAAATAATTCCATGTATTTAGATGACTTTAGATGTATTGTAATTTATTGATTATATTTGCCATAGGTAAGATAGTTTTCCATCCTCTATTAAACTTTTAGATATCAAATTGTTTAAAGATATCTGCCTCAAAAGTTTTGCCAGCTGAAATAAAACGAGTTTCTGCTAACAAGTAATTCATATCATAATTAGCAGCTGATAAGAACTTGTCTTTTGATTTAGCAAATGCTTCAGTAAATTTCTCTTGAATATCTGTTGGGATTGTGCGATCATCAAGATAAACCAAAAGTAAGTTACGAGTTAATCTTGATTTGATAACCTCGGCTGGTGCAGTTTGCTTACAAGCAGCTAAGATGCCATTTGCAATTTCTGTTGCACGATTGGGAAGATCATATACATCATCAACGAATTTTGTACGATTAACGATTTCATAGATTCTTTCTGCTTTTGATGGAGTAACTCGGAATGTTTTTCCCTTGTTTTCCCATGTCCAGATTGGCGGTACTGCATCACCGGCATCGCCAATGATTACCTTTTCGAATATAAGATAAGCAGGGTCAATCTCTTGGATTTCAATAGCACCCAATGCTTCAGCGATTAAATCTTTACTACGATTCATAAAAGTAGAAGCATCGAATAAATCATAGTCCTCAGATCTTAGCCATTTAGCAAAACCGTATGGAGCTACGATCTTGCGGCTTTTTGAATTTGGATTATAAACCACTACAAAGTTTTTGTCATTCATGCGAATACATTGAGTCAAATCCTTATCTCCTGTAATGATTACGCTGTCTTCGCCGGCCTGAAAGAAACGATCTGCCCAAAGATACATAAGATCATCGCCTTCAGCGCGTTCTTCTTTTGAAACGATAATTCCTTTTTTGCGAAGGATTAAACCAAACTCATTCATGCATTTGTAGAAAGTATCCCAATCTACAGTAGTCTCATCCTTAGTACGAGTACCTTTGTATGCGCCGTCCTCAATTTCAATATCTTTTCTCCATGATCTTGAATCGATAGTAAATACTATTCTATCAGGATTACCGAAAGAACGGATTGCATGGGACATGTCAGTAGCAATTTTTCGCATGAACATTGCCTGATCTTTTTCATCTTCAAGTAATCTTTTGCCTGATGAATAACCACTGAAGATAAACAGGGTTTTGTAGAATAAATAGTTGCCATCGAAGATCAAGTTTAATCCTGCCATAATATTGTTTTTTTTGTTTTTTAATTATAGTATAAAATTAACCATAATAGTTGAGAGTAGCAAATTTATTTAACAAAAGTTATTAACAAAAGTTCCACTTTTGCATTACGTTTTTGATGTTTAAATCTAACTGCTGTTTAAGAACAGGAACTTCATTCACCATTGGTAAAGCACCTCGGAATAGTTGTTCTCTTTGTAAGTTGCCACCAAGATCTACAAAGTAAATGTAAATTCTTGCTCCAATTTTTGCTATGTCAAATTTCTTGATAGCAAGTTTAGGATATTTAGAGGCAATGTGATTCTTAAGATCCTGTACTCTGTTCATCTGTTTCAAGTTTTATTACGTCTTCAGTATCTTTATACTTTTTACGAATTTCTGATAGAAAATATTTACCTTGAGATTCTGCATTACAGAATGCTTGGTATTGTTCTTCAGTAAAATTTTTGTAAAGATACTTCTTACCGTTGTTAAATTCAATAATTAACTCCATAGTATCTGGAGTGTATTTTGTTTGTTTTACCAGAGCTGATTTCCATTCTCTGGATTCTGTTGTGTATAGTTCCATTTCTTTAGTTATTAAATGATAAGCAAACTCTACGGATTCGTTAACACTCTGAAACTTGTGAGTTTTTTGAATATCTACCATCTTTCCTAAAACTTTTTTATAAATACCTAGTTCATAAGCATGATGTAAAAAATCTTCAGCCGTTTGCATCTTTATGAATTTAAAATCATTTGTAATTCAAACACACAAGCAACCATTGAAATACAAGGGTCGATTACATGTATTCTTTGCGATTGGTAATGGGCAACTTTAATTAGAATTTGCGGCACCTTAGCAACTTTTGTTGAATGATTATCACGAATATATTCAGGTAAATCGTTTCCTAATGAATGAAGAACATCATCAACTTTACTTCCATAGTTTGTCATTAAGAACTTGTAGTTTTCTTGAGCATCACCAGTTTTACAAGCTATCTCAAAAATATCACGAAATGAATAATTAAGTTTCTTAACATCTTCAGGATTAATTTTCTTTACACCTTGAACATAAAATGTTTGAATCTTGTTTACAATTGAACGCATGTCAGGAAAATTTCTTTTTACAAACTCAACAATTGCATCTTTTTCAATTTCAATACCAGCTGCTTTAAAGATTGCCCAAGATCTTTTAATAAACTCAACCATTACTTCTTTCTCTTCTTCTTTACTTAAGAAGTCAAAGTTAATGCAAGTAAAACGAGATTGCACTGGATCTGGAACTTTATTAATGTAATTACAAGTACCAATAAAACGAGCAGTATCAGCAAATTTTTCGATAGTTGCACGAAGTGCTTTATAGAATTGGTCAGAAGCGCCGTCCATCTCATCAAGCACTACAACCTTAAATCTTTCAGCACCATCAAGTAAACTAATAGTCGAGCACCAATTGGTAATCTTTTCACGAATTACATCTACTGAGCTTTCATCGGAAACGTTAATGTATAAGTAAGGGTAGTTGTTAGCAAGCACTTTTGCCAACGACGTTTTTCCTAGACCTGGTGATCCATAAAACAAATAGTTTTGGTGTAATTCACCTGTTCCTATTGATTTGCGAATCCTATCAGGAAGGATCATTTGCTCTAGATTCTTTGGACGAAATTTCTCAGTAAATAATTGTGACATTCGGTTTATTTTATTGTTTATATTCAAAAAAGTATACTTAGTTCTTGGGTTAATAGTGTTTTCTTAAAAGTTCAATTACATCCCAGGCATCTTCAACTGCGTTGTGAGTAACGATTTCAGATAAACCAGCTCGTTTCTTACAGTCAGATAAACTTGGTAAAGATTCATCGTTTGCCCAATCTGTAAATAAGACAGTTGGATCGATGATTCTTTGGCGGATTCTAAAAACTTGTTTCCATCTTGGCAGCCTTTCCAAAAAGATTTTATCAAAAGTACCAAAGTTTTTACCAGCACATGTAATGTGTACACCTGGCATTTTTGATGTTAACATAGGGTAACGTTTTCCATTTACAAGGTGAGAAGTTTTAGCTAAGTACTCTGGATCAAACTCAACTAATCCATTATCATAACAGAATTGAAATAGCGCTTCGACTACTTGGTCTTCTTCAAGAAATTCCATTCCTGTCATTTGAACCAAATCATTTTTCTCATCCTGCGTTTTTGCAGTTTGGTAACGAACGATTGCTTCAATTAAATCACGGTTCAGATTAATTGCATACATATCTCCGCTAATAGACGGTCTCTTAATAGCAACGTGGAATTTAGGGATTTCTGAAAAAGGAAGTTTCTTTGTGGTATCTTCAATGATAGCAGCTACTGAAAGAATTTGACAGTTTTTTCTGTCGAGACCTGTGGTTTCGATATCGATTGATAAATAGTGCATATTTTTTATTTTTTAATAAACGAATTGATTTTCATGAACATTTTCACTTGCTTTAGAAAAATAATAGATGTTCATATAACGAGTAGTAGGCAGCCCAAATTCGTCGTTATCATCAAAATCGATGTCTGTTTGTTCTGAATGATAAACGTATCCCAGTTCATTTAGAATTTTTAGTTCTGATAATGATAACTCATCACCATCTTCAAGAACGTATTCATAAACATTTACTTCAGGGGCTGACTGAAAAAGATTTTCTAAAATTGAATGTTTTTCCATATTTGTTTGATTAATTATAATACAAAATTAACCAATTAAATCCACAATAGCAAATTTTTGGGCAACTTTTTTTCATAAAGTTATTAACAATTTATACGGGAGTTGGGCTGTTTATCCAGGCAACTAAAATTCTTTTCTTTCCTGAGGTAACCTGCTCAAATTTTCTCAATAGATAAGATGGGCTTATAGAAGTCGTTCCAATGACTCTGCTAACCGAGTACGGTTTATTACTTGTCATAAACTCTAGATTCCCTCCACGGTAATCATCTGACGCAGATAGGTTAACTATAGCACCTAAACGCCTTGAAGAAAATGGAATACCCATGTCAAGATCAGTGTGCCAATCATGATGATCGTTTTCATTAAACTCAAAGTAAGCAATCTTTTCAATCATTAAAAGATCCGAAAACTTATAGGCATTATTTGCATATTCAAAAATCTTAGCAAGTCTGCCATAAAGCCAAGCAGTATCATTTGTGTAATTTATCCAGCAAGATTTAAATGATAGGTCATCATTCTTAAAATCAGTTAGTTTAACATCAGTAAGAATAGTTTTAATTCTTGATAACTCTTCTTTGTCAAATTCTCCTTCTAATATAATAGGTGTCATTGGTGAACTGCTATCTGAACATATAGTCCAATTTCCTATATCAATCATAATGTAATTTATTGTTTATATACAAAAAAAGTTCCGAAGTTTTAACCTCCGGAACTTTAGTATTTAAGTTGATTTGATTTAGAATGCAGCACCGCCTTCTTGGCTTGCCTGTAGATCTTGTTGCTTCTTCATGTATGCAAGATCCTCAATTTCTTTTTGTGCATTTAAGCGATCATTTTCTTTAATGTCAGCTGGATCTAATTTAAGATATTTCTCAATTACGAATTGCGGATTGAAGTAAGGAACATCTACGTCCATGCCACTAGCATCTTTGCGTTTTGTCATAACTCCCATTAATGATGTTACTAATTGTAATCGTTTTTCAGTAATCTCCATGTTTTTCATTTCCTCGAATACGTTATCCTTATTAAAAGATAATGCAAGAGTAGATTTAAACAACTCATCTTCTGCTAATTCAGGATATTTAAGTCCTATTTGAATAAACAGAGGTTTAAGAAGAATTTCTTGAAAGATTGATCTTAAACGATTAACAAATTTGGCAAAACGAATTTCATCACGATTCGTACTATCAGCAGACATATTAATTGTTCCGCCTCCGCTATCTTGGTCAAATCTTGAAAATGGAATTTTAGAATCTTCTTGAAGTTTAATCTTGAAGTATTTAACAATATCAGTATCGCTAAGATCGTAACCTTCACCACCAATTACCGAGATATCAGGTTGCTCACCATTTTTAGATGGGAACAAGTAGTTTTTATAGAATTGCATTGAAGGCTGACCATTTACTGCAAGTTCTCCTGATTCATAGTTAAGAGAAATATCTTCTTTATAAATTGCCATCATTTCAGCTAAAGATTCTTTAGCTTTCTGAGGTGATTTAGTACCAATCGGAACAACCATCTTCATACGGAATGAAGAGTTCATGATATTCCAAATAATTCTTGAGTTTTCCATGATACGTAACAAGTTAAAGCTACGAACCAATCTTTCTACATAAGATACACGAGATGTAAAGTTTCCTTTTGCGTAAGAGATGTAAATAATCTGTGAGTCAAGAAGTACTCGTTTCATTGAAGGAATATCTTCGTACTGTACCCAGATCTTTTTGTAATTACCATCTCCGCCTTTTTCTACACCAGGACGAAGTGATGTTGCGTCAAGTTCTTTAAATCCAACGATGTTTTTGCCATCTGGGTCAAAAATAATCTCAAAAGCAAGAAATCCGTCAATCAGGAATTGCCTAAAGTACCCCCAGCCATCATGGCCTTCATTAAAGTGGAAGTGAGTATAAATCTTTTTATATTCTGTATTGATATCTTCAACGATACCTTCAAGAGTATCAGGGGAAAGAATCTCTTTTACTTTTGCATTGTCAGGTTTAGCAAAATAGTTGCCTTCGTCATAAACAATTGATTCATCAGATAACGTATCAAGAATAAACTCAATTTCTCCGTTCATTGCAAACTTACGGAGATATTCTCTGCGCGATTTATAATCCTTATCGAAAAATGCAATAAACTTTTTAGAACCTACATCGGATAATGCAAGTGAATATAAAAATTCTTCAGGAAGATAACCTTGATTACCAAATTCTGCTTCAGTTACACCGACAGCTCTTGACTGTCGAATAACCATGTCTTCATACCTCATGCCGAGGTTTGCAAGATTTTTTAGACTTTTTGAAAGTTGACCAAATATAGGGTTAACTCCAACACGATCGATAAAGCCGGCCATTTTTAATTGTTTTAGTTTTAGTTATTGATTTCTTTATATATCCACTTAAACCCACCTGCATGATTTCTTATTCCTCTGCAACATGCATCTATATGAAATATCTTTAATTCTCTTTTAGCTGATGATACTGAAGGCCATTCACGTATGAGGTTGCCATTCATGTCATACTGCAAGACAGGTTTCTTTTTAGGATTATTAAGTATATATTCTTTATTAGCCACCTGGCTTTTTGTATTTCTTTTGTTGTTGTTTTGCTCTAACATCATTTGTGTTTTTAGCTGCACTTCTATTAATAATTTCATTTTTTGATTTAAGATATAGCTGATATATGAATGCTGGTGATTTTCCTACAAATTCTTTCGGAACAAAATAAGGAATCATAGCAAAATCTTCCATTTCAATTAAAACTGGTTGTGTCATTCTTGCAATGTCGTAATTACGAACCGCAAATTGTAAACCAATTTTTGCTCTTTTATCAAAAGTGGTAGTCATAAAATACCAATTTGTTATTATTCCACTGATAGATTGCATTAAAGCAACTTGATCTTTATCACTCATCTGATCAGCTTCTTCATAAGCTTTACCAAATGAACTCATCATAGTATCTAAAAATAATGCTTTTGCCACTTCTGGTAAAAAGTTTAAGTTAATACCTTGAACTATGTTATATCCTGTTGTTTGTGATACGTATTGCCCGATAATTAATGCCATTGGCCGTTTATCATAAAAATTCAAGATATTACTACCGTGAGGGTTGTATGAAAATGTATAAACTCTCCCAGGTATAAAAAACTTAAGTCTTTTTGCTTTAAATCTTTCTTGTTGCTCAATGATCCAATAATCTGAAAACGGATCCTTGACATACTTATCTTGAAAATATGTAAATGCTTCTTTTCTTAAAACATCTTTGTTCTTTTCATCTTGATATAAGTCAAGAAATGTTTTTTCGTTATTCATCGTGCATTTTTAAATAAAAACTCTTCAGTTACAATAACAAATTTATAACCAATAGATTCTGCGTGTTGTTTAGCCGAAGCAAACTTAGCAGTGTTAACAAGAAAAGTTTTTGCTGCATAATTAAAGTTCTTTAACTTTTGCATTGTCTGAATACCTTCAAACACAGGTTTCTTTAAGGAGCCCTCGGGTTTAACCTCTACTAAATAATCTACTTCAATATCGTCTTTCTTTAATCTCATATAAAAGTCTATGTAATAATCATGTTGTTTATGATCAACAGGACTTATATATTTTATAGGATACGGTTCAGAAGACCATTTAAGTACATTAGAAGAATCATCACAATACTTACAAAACCTATATTCCCATGAAGATCTGTAGATGATTTTTGTGGGATCACCTACATATTTCTCAGGATTATTCAGAACATAATAACCTTGACGGAAACCACTCTTACTAGTTGGTTTTGTGGATTTAATGTTGCTCATTAAATACTATAGAAGTTATCGCTGTTAATAGATACTTGGTCTAGTGAACTAATTGGATGTAGCTTTCGCCAGCCCTTTGCGAATCCGTTCTTTAGTATTTGCGTATAGTAAGCAAATGGATATTTAGATTTTTCAGGATTAAAACTTTTCCAATATCTTATAACATCCATCATAGCAAATGCTATACAATCTTTACGATCTTCTTCATCTTTGTAGCGAAACTTTTTTGACATTTCTTTTGCCATTCTTTGAAAGATTTCGATAGCTCTTGGAGTTAGTTCACCCTTTTCAAGTGATATTAGAACTTCTTTTTTAAGCTCTTCTGGTTCTACGTAATTTGCCATTTGTTATTTAATTTACAATTGCGGAAGTACCGGTTTTAACTTCTTCCTCTAGACTTTTTAAATAAAAACCTAATTCATTAATACACTTATCAAGTGAATCATGAGATAAAGATGAATTATCTTTTACAAATAATCTCATTTCTTCAAGCGAATGCGTTATTTCTTTCAGTCTTTCTGATAATCTATCAACTACTGCCCCAATCGCATCTGGTTGGTTTTCACTAGTTTTAGGATTAGTATTGGTATCCGTTTCAGAATTATATACACCAGTTTCAAATAGTTCCGTAGGTTCTACAAATTTCTTCTTTATTTGGATTTCTTTACCTCCACCATATAGAATTGTAATGTCATCTTCATCACCTTTCTTTGTGAAGTCAAGTGCTTTAATCATAACCTCTTCACCAGCACCTGGTCCTGAGTAGCTATCTTTAAGTTTGCCTTTTACAAACTCTTTAGCCTCCTTGACACCAACTGTAGCACCGTCAATTTGAGTAATTATCTCAAGATCGTTGCCAGGTTGTGCCGAGGAGGCTTTTTTAAGTACTTTAATTTCTGTTGGATCTACTTTAGCAGTTTTCCCATCTTCATATTGTAAAGTGATTTCTTTATCAGATTGACTAAGACCTGTTACTCTTGCTTTTTTTTTAAATGCTCAACTTCATCGTTAACATTTACACCAACTCCTTCAGAAACTGTTGTAAAATTTTTAATTTCATTAGATACATTAGCATAAGATTCTTTAAGACGAGTGATTTCTTCGTTGATTGCTTCAAAGATTTCTTTAACTTCTTCAGATTCACGAACAGCGCTGTCTTCAATGCTGTCGATTTTAACTTTACGAGTTTCAAGGAATGCAATAGCATCAAGATGTTCTTTTCTTTTTGCCTCAAGTTCATTAATTTTAACCTCATCATTAGAAAGCATGTTAGAGAACGTTTTTCCTAAATCATAATTCATAAATTCAAGAACCATGTTACGTGATTGAGTACCGTTACAATCAGCAATGAAAACGTTTTCATTCATGATAGTATCAATTTTATTTATGTGAAGTTTATCTCCTGTATTAAAGATATCTACACGGCGATTAGGATTTGAATGAGAGAAGATTGATTTTACAAAATCCAACTCAAAGATAGAATCCCAATTTTCAACGATTTTATATACTGAAGAAAGAACTTCTCTTTCCTCAACCCTAAAGATCCCGGAGTTTAAGTAAACTTTTTCAAAATCAGCGTTAGTAACTGATTTGCTGTTGATTTTTACAACAGGTGTGTTGTTTTCTTCAACGATTTCAACTTTCTTATCTCTTGAAAAGATTTTAATTCCGCTTTCAGAAATTTCAACGTTTGGTTGTAATAGGAAGTTTGCCATCCACATAAAGTTTTCTGGGAGATACTCCATTTCAGCTTCAGTAAGTGGAGTAACATTATCACCCTTTTTGCCGAATGCTTTACCAAATACGAAGAAATTCTCAACACCTTCATTTACATAAACTGGAGAATATACATTTCTAAAATAAGCATCATTAGAATCAGCTTTAATTTGAAAACCGTTAGCAGACTCTGCAACGATATTGTAAAGATTTTTGATTGCTGGATCAAAAATAAATTTGTTTAAAGATTCCATTAACTTAGCACGATTAGTAGCAGTTCTACGATTTAAGTAAGAATCTACATCTTTTTCTAATCCAGTCATAAGATATGAAGATCTTGAGCTTTTAGCTTCAGCAACAGCTTTGTATATTTTAATATCCTCAGCATATTTAGCAGAGTTTTCCTTAAGAATACTTAAGTGCTCGCGAACTACTGGAGACCATTCAAAATTAGCAAGAGCTTCCATAGCAGTATTAGCTGCGATCCACTCAGGAACATCATTTAAACGTTTAAGACTTTCTATAATGTAATGAACAGTAGGGTGTTTAGATAACTCGTCTTCCATAACAGCAGCGATTGCTTTACGAACACCAAGGTTATTCATTCCCATGATTCTTTTTTCTACATTAACAAAATCTTTTGTAATGTTTTCGTCAATGTTTTCAATTAACTCAATTAATGTATTTACGATGGATTCTTCGATAACACTTGACTGGCTATATGGCGTAGTCGGAACAATACTTCCCGAGAATTTGGATAAAGCATCAGTACAAGCCTCACGAACTTCTGGTATTTGTGTTGCACCAAGAAGAACTTCTACTCTTTTCTTAAGATTTGACATTTTTTGTTGATATTTTTAATCTATACTATATATTCTGCTTCTTAATTACATTTTTATCACTGTATTTCGAAGATTGCAGTTTGTTTTTCTAAAGTATATTCCCCATCTGAAATAAGAAGGGTAACATCTTTATTAATAACTAATAAATTATTTATCGCATCAGCGGATACGATTTTTGACCCTAATTCCGTTCCTGGTCCTGAGATTGTTTGGTCTACAAGAACCACTCCTTGTGCAATAAGATCAGCTACAGTAGGGTTAAGGTTTTTTACTTGTTTCATTCCTGGGCCGCCTGGATCAAAGAACGGGTCAGTATCCCCTTTAAAGAAAAATGAGGTTTCATACACTTGATAAATTGAATCATCAACTGCACTTTCAATTTTTAGTTCAATGTAATTAGTTGGCGTTGGAGAAAATCCAGATCCTGGATCTAATATTTGATATCCAATAATTCTCCCATCTTGAACATTAGCTGTAATTTCTGGCGCAACAAAAGCAGAAATACCCGGAGGTGGTAAGATTAACGGAGATACTTCTATAGTATCTCCGTTTGTATAAGCAAACCCACCATCAAAAATTATTATTTTTTCAACTTCTCCGTTTACGTCTATAATTGCTCTAAGTTTAGCTCCTTTACCTGTTACCGAAACCGCGGTTGCTCTAATAGGATCGTTTGCAACAGTATCTCCACTAATGTTTAAAAACGGAATGTTCCAATCAAATGTTCCTTTGTTTTTTGCGGATCTTGCCATCAATAACCAGTCCCCGCCTAAACCAGCAAATCTATAATAAATGTTTGTTCTTAGAATAGTTCCTGTGTTTGTCCAAGAAATATGAAGAGTACTGCCTGAAAAATATGTTGCATTTGGCGTAGGAGTGTTAAAAGCAAACTTTAGAATACTTTTATCATTAAATTCTATTAAACCTAAACCAGGTCCGCCCTGCGATGTAATACGATTCGAATTTTTTCTTTCAGTAGTTGGATCAATAACAGGCATGTAAGTTTCTATAGAAAGTGAAAACTTAATGTTAAGCTTTGAATCTGATTGATATGTAAACTCAAAAGTTTTGTCAAGACCGTAATCTTCGGGAAAACCTACTTGACAAGGAACTCGAAATCCTTTGTAACTTACAGAATAAACTTGAGTCTTATAGAAAGTTTCAATTATTGATTGCTGTATCTTAAATGCATCAAGATTTGTATCAGTTTCAATCTGAACGTCAAAAGTCATTGACAACGGAATTGAATTTAAGAAAGCATTATATGTTTGTAACTGACCAGCTACTTCTTTAACATAACTACCACGAACAAATCTGTGAGTCATTACTGTTGTATTAATAGTATTTGCTGTCAGTGTAACAATACCACGAGGTATTACATCATAGTTGCCATCTGCAATTTTTGGGTGAACACAATCGTTCCACTCTAAGAAGTAATCTTGTAAGAATCTTTCGTCACCAGTCATGCTATAAAAGAAAGGGACGGTAACTAAATCTATGTTTGTGTCAGACAATATATTCTCATATTGCACACGGGTATTAAGTAAATTCACAAGCCCCACTATGACAGCTCGCGAATGTACGTTGTCCGTATTATACTTATGTAAGAAGTTTGTCTTTGCCATTTAGTTTATATATCAACTAATCTTTTCTATGATTAAATTAGAAAAACCATTGTTCTTTTGAATTTCCAAACGATAATCAAAGATTTCGGTTGGTAACTGACTGTGATTAATTACAAATATGTTAAGATTCAATTCACGACAGGTTTTATGTAATACTTTTAAGATATGATGTATACCATCCGCGTCAATGGAAGAAAAGATTTCATCAAGAAAAGTTAAGTTAAGACCGGCAAACCTAATTTTCATTAAACGGATTAAAGCAACCAAGGTTGCAAAGTCTACTTTCTTCCTTTCACCTGTACTTAATTGCTCAGGAGAAACTTTAAATCCTAAATGTTGAATGTCAACATCAAACTCTTCGTTAAAAGTAACTCGGTAATCCATGTTTAGATCAGCCATTACTTTACGAATTTCAGCGTTAAGTAATGGAACAATTCTTTTTAACGCAGATAACTTAACACCTTTATCACCAAAGACATCTTCAACGATTCTTAAGAAACTACCTTTCTTTTCTTCTTCACTCTTTTTAACAATAGCACCGGTTTTCTTTTCTTTAGCATCATCAATGATATTTTCTAAAGATTCAGTTTGAGAATTATCAACACTGCCTTCATTAAGTTTAGTTAATTCGTTTCTCCATGATGATATATGAGTTTCAGCAGTAGTTTTTTTACCACGAACCTCATCATATATTTTTCTAACAGCCTTTTGTTTTTCATGTAAAGCTGTAGATTTATCTTTAATCTCTGATGCAAGATTTTTAGCATCTTCATTTCTACGTAAGAAATCCTCAAGCATGGATTTATGAGCATCGGTAGTTAAGTCGCTTTCACATGTTGGACATTTTCCTTTTTCATAAAGGTGAATCTTTTCAGTACAGATTCTTTCTTCTGCTTTTTGCTCGCTTAACTTACTATTCCAAAGATTCATTGCATCTTGAATTTCTTTATCCTTTTCAGCAATTTCCTGTAACTTAGCTCCTGCATTTGCAATAAATTCTTGATATTTTTCAATCTTTTCAATTAAGTCCTTGCGTTTTTCTTCACCAGCAGTTTTAAGTTTTTCATTTAAGTTTTCCAATTCTTGGTTTGAAGTTTGTATACTTCTTTCAAGAACAGAGATTTCAGTATCGATATTGTCAAGGTATTCTTTAAGTATTTTTAATTTATACTTAATCTTCCACTTAATATGGCCTAAGATTTCCAAACCAAACAATCTATCAATAATCATTCGTTTATCATGTGCACCCATACTAATAAAACTCTTAAAGTCATTAATAGAAAGTGACACCATGTTATTAAACACATAATAAGGTATTCCTAAGATTTCTTCTTCAAGATATTCTTGTATGTTTTTCTTACCAGCCTGGTCATACTCAACACCATTAATAAGTAGCCTAAAATGGTTTGGTGCAATACCTCTTTCAATAGTTGCCGTAGTAGTAGGATTCTTTTCTATTACTATTTTTGCCATTAAGTTGTTATTGAAACGATTTGGCAGTTCTCTTAATTTCTTACTATCAACTCGACCATATAAACCAAACTTGATAACATCAGAAATAGTAGACTTTCCAGCTCCGTTTCCTCCAACTATTAGATAGAAATTACCTTGTTTGCTATCAAATTCAATTTTCTGATTTGAATTTCCATAACTACCAAAATTTTTCCATTCTAGGCTCTTTATTTTCATAACTAATCGATTTGATTTTCATATGATCGTTTTTCTTCAAGTTCTTTTAATGTTTCTTGATAAAATTTAGAACTTACCTTCTTAAGGTTTTCTTTAACGTTTTCTGAATATGGTAAAGAATCAATGTGCTTTTCAATTAGATTGGATAAATTAATTTCTTCATATGATTCAACAATCTCACCGTCCTCGGTCATGATTTCTTCGCCTTCAGTAATGATAGGGTTGATTTTTCTATACCCACTGAATTTTTCAGCAAACATAGAGAATGGAAACTTAAGAGACCAGGTAGGCGTTACAAGAATATCAACAAAGTTATTGTTAAACATCTCCTGTAATTTTCCAATTGGTTGTTCTAATATCCACTCTAGTCTATATTTTACAAATCTAGGTGATCTTGTATTTTCAAAACTTCTTTCTTCATTGGTTTCAAGGTCAAGTAACCAAACGGATTTCTTATTACCACTATCAGAACGAGTTAGTTCATAAGGACACCCAAGCATTCTTACGTTCTTGTATTTTTGAGCATAGTGAATATGGCCAGAGTAAACCCTTTCAAAGTGAGAGAACTTATCAGGATCAGAACCTTCCTCAATCTTAACGAACTTATTAAAGGACATTCCTTTGATGTCTGTATGACAAAACATAATATCAGCTCGGTTTTCATGAGCATTTACAATTTCAGCAAATTCATTTGAATCCTCAACCCACGGCATGAATAGAGCTTTTTTAGGACCAAGTTGAGCAATAGTAGGTTCTTGGTAAATATGAATGTCTGGCATGTGCTTGAATATCTTTAACGAATTAATATCGTTAGAGTATTTCATAAAAATATCATGATTACCGATGATCATATAAATTGGCATAATCTTGTTAATTTCCTCAAAGATTTCAAGACCTTTATTTAAAACATAAAGATTAATTGATTGTCTTGAGTCAAAAACATCGCCACAGTGTACAAGCACATCACCGGGTTTTGATTCTCTTTTCAACAAAGGAATAAAAGTATTCTTAAAGTAATCCTCAATTATATCCATCCACTCTCTCGAGTTTGTTCTAACTCCTAAGTGTGTATCTGATATAAGCCAGATTCTTTTTGCATCAATTTGTACCATAAGTTATTCTGCGTCGAAAAAGAAAATGTGAAATAATCTTGAGTCATTAATACTACCACCAAAGTAAGAATTAGCTGCATGAAATAGTTGAGCGTCCCAAATAACTAGACGGTTATAACGGTTACCTATAAGATCTATAAGTTCCCATCGAGTTCTATCATAAACAGCATTTTCTAAATAGGTTTCAAAAAGAAGTTCCTTTTGAGTTTTACCTAATGGTTCTGCTTCTACATCAGTTAAGTTTTTATATTGCTTTGTACTTTTTCTACGGAAAAATGCAGTACCACTTTCAGGCGGTGCTTCGGGTGTTAAGTAAACTACCGCGGCAAAAGATTGAATATCGTGATGATAAACAATAGGTTCGTTTGCTGTACAATATTGAAACCTACCTGACATTGGGTGGTTCCAATTTGTGATCTTACGATTAAGTAAAGATTCAAACATTTCTTTAGTCCCATCAACAAAATAGTTGTTGTCTGTTCGTTGGCCTTTAAAGTAATCTTTCTGTTCTTGATATTCTAAAGAAAGAGCAAAAGCACGGACTGTTTCAGGATCTGCATAAAAATCATCAACGACTAAAAATTCAGGTTTCTTTTTTTTGAAACCTATAGAATTTATTAAAGGCACAATCTTTATATCTTTAATGATATAAAAGTCTTGCCACTCACCATTTTGTTTTACTTGTAATTGAATTGAGTCTTTAACCTCATTTATTGGAAACTTGAAATTAAAGCCACTTATTTCAGTAATTGACTTTTTGTAAAAGGCGGCAACATCAGGCCTACTTTCTAAATTAAAACTATTACTAATGTGTGAGCCAATTACGTATCTTATTTCGGTAAGCTGTTTATCAAAACTAAACACCCACCCTTTTACTTGATAAGCCTCCCCGCGTTGCTTTGAGATTTCGATGTTACACCTAATATCGTTAATGAGTGAAATGTGCTCCATTATAGATTTTTCTATTTTAATTTATATACACAAAAGTATACTTAGTTTTAGAACAATCTTTTGATTTTACGTTTGGTAAATATCTTGTACTTATCATCAAGTTCACGTAAGAGAACTTCTTTATACACCGGTGCTAACTCTTCATAAAGCTGTTCATAAGGAATGCTCATAAAATCAGCAATAGCAATAAACTTTTCAATTGGTGAAATAGATTTTGTATTTTCTAAGTTATCATCAAAGTAGTAGTAAACTCGTGATACATCACTTCTTACTACTTTCTTATTTTTTGAATACTCTTCATAGAAATCTGAGTTTGCAAAGATTTCATACAGTTCATCTTGTAACTTACTATTAGTATATTCTTCAAATACATCTTTTGGTAAGAATTTATCATGCACTTGAATTTTGCCAAATACCTCATATTCTATCTCACCTGTATTGTACCTGTTGTTAAAAATTTTGTCTTCTTTCATTATTCAGTTATCATTTGGGAATCCATGTCTTGCGTTATTCGCATAAGATCATAGTTAATTAAAAATTTCTGTCTTGCATTTTTGTAACCATCATCACGGTTAGCAATTAGTTTGAGTATGTATTCGCGGTTTGCGTGCATCATTTCATCTTGTATAATACCAAACATAGCATCTACGGTATGTCCTAATGCAGCTGATTCCGAAATGTTAGTTGCGGATAAGTCGGTGCTACCAAAACCTGAACGATTAATCTGAGTTGCTGTCACGATTGCCCAGTTATTTCTCATTGCCATGGCACGAGCATCTTCAGCAATTTGTTTAATCTTCATGTATGTATTTTCAGAGTTTGGGTTTCTCCAGTTCTTTAAGATATTAATATAGTCAAGTACAATTACCTTAAACTTAATACCTTTAAGTTCTTCCATCTTTAATAAGTATCTCTCAATGTCAGGAACACCTGCAGATGAAGTTGGAAATTCCTTTACGTATAATTTACCAGGAACTTGTAAACTTTCATAACCCATGTTTCCAATCTTTTGCTTCATCAATACCTTATCTTCGGCCATCTTGTTGTATTCTTTCATGTTAATTCCTAACAAGTTTGCACCAAGACGTTTAATAAGTTTTCTGTCTCTCATCTCAAGAGAAAGCACCGCTGTATTATATCCAAGTTTAACACTATTAGCAGCTACATTTGCTAACCAGATTGAATTATGGCTAAGAATACCGTTTGTATAATATCTACGATTATCATTCATTAGTTGTAAATCATACATATTTTCTATTTTAAATGTATTTACAATTGATAAAACCAGCTCTTCACCAGATTCAGTTAGTATAGTGTCTCCAATAGCTAATTCATTAAGAAATACTTCTTCAAACCAACCACTTAAATTCTTTTTAAATACAATATGTGTATCTGCCGCTCTTAATGAATGATTTAGAGTTTTAAGAGACCAAACTTCGTATTCAACTGTTTTTCCTATTGCTTTAATATCAGCCCAACCCGTATCTGTAAGAACCTCGTATTCTTCATTACTATCGCCAAACGTAAAAGTTTCAATAAACTTTTTAAATGGTCTTTCTGCTTCAAGTTTTTGATTAAACTTCATTAAATTATTTTTAGTTTGTTAAATATTCTATACATTTGTTGATAGTTAGTTCCTTATTTTTTTGGTATTCAGATTCCCAAATAACAAGAACTTCATAACCATAAGATTCTGCTAATTCTATTTTCTTTTTATCAATGTCCCACTTTTCCTGCGCTGAGCATTTCATAAACTTATGAAAATATGTAGGCTCATAAATAAAAGGATTACAATGCCAGTAATCCCCGTTAAATTCTATGATTTTTTTCCCGCACACAAAATCATACGCGAGTGTTATACCTTCATCTTTAAAATGTCTAAAGAATTGTTTATTGCCTGGGAGTGCACAATAGAATGTAGTGCTTGGCTTATAATGGCTAAGAAGATCATTAACAAAATTGAGTTCACTATTTGAATAATTATGTTTACAAAATCTTGTAAACTCACCGTTTTTGTACATTCTTTCCATTTTAGAGCTCCACTTTATATTGCGAGTTCTCCACATATCAAAACCTATTTCTTCACCATATTTAGCAATGCATTTTTCTAATGTAAATGTTCTTTGTCTTTCTTTACGTAAGAGTGTAGCTTCTTCAACTGAATAACCTTTATTTAACCAATATTCTAATTCAAGAGGCGTTCTGCCAATATATTGAGAGGGGTTAGTATGCATTTCTTCCTGAAATGCTAATTGCATTTTTTGTATATGCTCAGTCTTTTTAATCTTTGCCTCTTCATTAGATAGCCCTTTACTTTTCCAATATTCAATTGTATTAAAATGAGATGCAGGGTTTTCATTTTTCTTGCGAGAAGTGGATCTTCCTCGTCGAGTATATGCATCTTTTACCTTTAATTCAGCTTCTTCTTGTGAAAGTCCAAATCTTTTCATTTGCCATTGTGGATCTGCTATAAGATGGCCAGTTGCAGTTTTTTGCTTTAGTTCAGTAACTTTAATTTCAGCTTCTTCACGTGTAAGGCTATATCTTTTCATCTGCACTTCAACAGAATATGGATTACTTGCTGCTTTGTTTGCAATAACTTTTGCTACTTTAACTTCCGCTTCTTCTCTGGAAATGTTGTGTCTTTCCATTTGTTGTTCTACTGATCTTGGGTTAAATCTAGCCATAGGTTTTGTTTATTGTATATATTCATTGGAGAAATGAAAATTTATACAACTTCATGGGAATCAAAAGTGCCAATTCCATTTATGAATCGTTTATGAAAGTCGCCAACTTGTATGGTTTCAATTAAGCCAGTTTTCTTATTTCGAACGGTAATGTCTGTTTCATAAGAAGAACATTTACCAATTTTCATTTCACCTATGAAACAAAATAGAGCTTTTGAATACCAGCCTCCACCAAGAACGAGATCCACCATAGGAATACCTGAACTAAAAGTATCAGTTGCTGGTTGTAAGTGAGATTCAGGATTAAAGAAGTCAAGACCTTCATCAAAGTTAAATTGTATGTTATTTCTTTCGGTTATGATATTCTTTGCATTCTGAACAACATCTTTAACGTTTTCAGTTGTAACCTTAGTAGTTTTTAAATAGTTTAAAAGATCAAAAACTGATAAGTCAAGATTCTTATATTCAATCCAAGATTCTGCCGTTTCTCTTAACCAATCTTCTTCGTATTCTTTAAGGTTAACCTCGTATAAGTAATCAATCTTGGTAGTATCAAGATCCTCGGATAAACCCTTCATCTTAATCAACTCATTGATTTGAGATTTAGATGGAGTTTCGTTGTACTTTTCTGCGAACTCTTGAATTACTTCATAGATTTTGCGAATGTCCGCTGTTTCAAAAAACCTGGATTTTACAATCCCAAGTAGTTCCCGTCTCTCAAGGAGATAGTGAAAAAATATCTTTTCTAAGTGTGTAGCTACGATGGGATTAAGATTTAATTGTTAATGAATGTATTTTATTATTTTATACAAATTTGTTATGTTAGTTTTTTGATACATAAATTTAATAAACTTTCTAAGTCAAGATCATACATAATGAAACGCATAAATAATCCTAAAGTTCTTGACTGTTATATACCTAATAAAGTTATTTAGTTTACATCCACGGGTTTCTAATAAGCCTAAAATAGCCACCCCGTTTATCTTGTTTGGTTTTTTCTAAATAAGGTTCATCTCCTTCAGAGATTGAATTTAGAAACTCACGAATTTCTGTAATAGTTCCAAAGCATGTTCGAAGAGCACTCCACATATTATCAGGGTTAAATTCTTTATCTATTAAATCCTGGTCTTCAAGAGAACGAATCATAACGTAAAGAATATCCTGTTGTGAAGGAAACCCTGGAACTTCCATATATAGTTCCAGGGCATACTTAACTTCAAGTTTATTGGGATTAATCCTCATTGTTGTCAATTTCAGTATCTAATACATCATCAGCAATTTCCATATCCTCAAGTTCGCTAAGATCAGCAATATTTGGAAGCATGAACATTTTCTTAATGATTTTTTCATCAAGTTCTCGAAGAACATCTTCAGTAATTACTTTGGATGTAAACAATTCATTTGGTTTTACTTCGCATCCAAGATGACGTACTACAATTGTTCTTGCAGTTTCTTTTGGTTCAAGATAGAATACCTTTACTGTGCCATCTTCCATTATGTGTTCCCAACGAGTTGGCGCAATGATTGCCTCAGCAGGTTTACCAACAACGTACTTATCAAATACTTTTTGGTCAAGAATCTTACCACGTTGAATACCACAGTTTTCCCAATTAATAAAGGTTTCTAATCCAACATATGGATTCATACCTTTATAGAAACTGATATGGAACTTAACGGGAATTGGGCGAGCAAAACGATTCTTAGCGGGTTTTGATGTTACAACGATACCTGTCTTTTGAACACCAGCGGCTGCGGCTTCATCGCCACCTTCTTTAAGACCAGCTTTAGAAAGTTGTAAGATTACTGACGCATTATAGATTGCTCCACCTCCTCCAGAAATTGTTTGCCCCGGAATAAATGAACCGATAGAAGCATATGTGTGATTGGTAAAAATAAAAGGAATTTTCATTTCAGCAAGATCCGTTGTAATTACACGGAATAAAGAACGTAGTTCTTGTTGCTTTGTCATGTCCTTTTTCTCACTGCCACTCATAGCATCGGTTCTTTCCTTGTTAGTAGCAAGGTTTCCTAATGAGTCAAGTACAAGCATGATTTTTGGAAGTTCAGTTCCTTTGTCTTTTGCTTTCTTTAATGTATCACAAAGATTAGCAACAAAGTGTCTTACTTCTTGAGGCGTACTTACTGGTTGGTAACGGAATGCTTCAGGATTAACACCAAAGTTTTTAATGATATCCTCATCTACCGCAGCCTCAGAGTCCATGTAAATGATGTTATAACCCATTTTTTGTGCCTCACGGCAAGCGTTTAGGGTTAAGAAAGTCTTGCCAGTACCCGATTCGCCTGCGACGCAGATTGATCTAGAGTTTGGATAACCTCCGAATAAACTTCCACTTAATTGTGCATTAAGTAAATAGTTACCCGTACCTATCCACTCATCAATCTTTGAAAAAGTATTAATAGTAATGATAGATCCTTTGTCATTTACTTTAGTTAAAGCGGAGTCAAGATCTGTAAAAGAAAGTGTTTTAGCCATGTTATTTAGTTATTATTTTAGAATAGTTGTGTTCTTACAATTAGTTCAGATGAAATAGGTGGGAGACCAATTGCTGAGATAAACCGATTAAGAGGATCAATAATACATTTAGCAAATTGCATATCATAATCAACAGGAGGTGCTATTTCAATTGGATAGTTACCGGGTAGATAGCCAAATACATTTTCACCGGCTCCTCTATCAGTTTTTGCATAGTAATATCGAATCTTATCACCAGATTTAATCAGCTGATATTTTGTTTTCCACTTACTTTGGTTTAATAAGTAATTATGATAACCCGCAGAACGGACATGCATTGGACAGTGGTCATTTATAACCAGCTGTTTACGGTCATCACCAATTCCTTTTTCATAATCAGAAATACTTGATGACATTGAAACATTTTCAATATTGTCAAGCATGAATGATTGCTTTTCTTTTTTGAGAAGGTCAGCAAAGTTTCTTAAATTAAGTTTGCCTCTTTCTTGGAAAATTATCTTAAGTAGCTCTTTCATCTTATTCCTAGCAAATGCTGGTGTTGATGATTGAACAATTTCCACGCCTACCGCTTTGATTTTCTTTTGTTGTTCATAAAAGACACCATCACCTTCGCCGTCTTTCCATGAAAGATCCAAACAGTATTTCTTTTTCTTCAAGAAAATTGCTGAATATGAAATAGTTTCCATTTCCAAATCTTGAATGTTAACAGTGCCTGTTTGAGTTGCATAAGTGGTATAAGATTTTTCTATGTAATCACGAACTCTGTTTTTGTAGATCTGTAAAAGGAGTTGACGAGGATCGCCTTCCCAATCGCATCCTTTTACAATATCTTGAAATGTAATATACACGGAATCGGTATCACCATAAACCGTTACTTCTTCTTTTACCTTTTCTGCTCTTGTTATTCCAAGAGCTTTGTGCAAATCTTTATCACGGTGCCAAAATTCCATGAAGTAACGGTTAAAGATTTTTGAGCCATAATCACGAACTTCTTGCCCTTGCAAAGTAATTGCTTCAGCAACTCGTACATTATATCCGACAAAGTATGGTGATGCAGTGGCACCATAAATAGAGTTAATAAAGATCTTTATTGCCTGCTCTTCATTTTTTTTCAAGTTCATGAAGAGCGTAAGACGATTAATCTCTGCTACGATCTCATCCTTTGAAGCGTTGCTTGGGTCGATCTTGCAGTATTTCATTATTTGTTTTTTTAAGCACTTCTTGTCTTTTTCTTTGTGTTTCCCACCCTTTTAAGGCAGTTTCTTTTCTACATTAAAATGTTAGGTATGGTTTAGACTAATCGGCTTTTCCAATTATCATTTTTGTGTCTGTCTCGATAGAATGGAAGATTAAACGATCTTCGTTCATATAAACCATTGTATCTTCTTTATCAAGATATGCAAATTGAGATTTGTAAACGGAGATTGATAAATTAGCGGATGTATCATCAATGTTTAACAAGTTTAAGTTAAATGATTTACCACTTGCTTTAACCACGCCATTCTTAACATTAATAGTTAACAATTTTTGGTCAGGATCAAGAGATGTAAGAGAGTTAATTCTTGCTTGTAATTCTTTTGTAAGAACAAAGCTTGTTTGAGAAGAAGCGTTGTCTGCAATACGATCCATCATCTCATCTGTAATGTGAGTGAATAATCTTAAAGATGCACATTGATAGTTAATGTCAAGTGAATCATTTTTTAATGTAAGATCAGTACCAACAGTTCCTTCTGGTGTTTTTTCAGTAGTCAAGTTAAACTCAATTTTACTATCACCAAAGTGAGAAAAGGATTTCATTAAACGGTCTAATGAATATACGCCAAACATAGAAGTTTCAATCTCTATGGTATCACCACTTAAATTAAATATTCTGTTTAATTCCATTTTAGACGATTTCACAACTGATCTTTCAGGCGTGTGAGTTTTAGCCTTGATATAACCATCTTCCATTTCGATTAGTAAGCTTCCAGAAATTCCAGAGAAACGTTTTAAGAAATTGTTCAGTTCATCAGACGACTGCAGGTGTAATTGAATTTGATTGCTCATTTAGATTTATTTTTAATTTATTGTTTATATTCAGATTAGTGTATTTGGTTTTTAGATAATTGCATCAATAAGCCCGTATTTCAAGCACTTCTTAGCATTCCACCAAATGTCATGTGCCAAGATTTTGTCCATTTCAGCATCTGGTATTTTAGTCTTTTCTTTATACCAAGCTTTAATAGTTTTCATAATCTCTACATTGCTTGTCATGTTATCTTTTAATTCGGTAAAACGACCCCAAGCACGATCATTTAATTCATGAACCAGCATAAAGCCATTCTTTCTCATTAATCTTTTTTTTCCAGCTACTGACATGAATGTAGCGCCTGACGCAGCACAGCCTTCTACGATTGTTACCACAGGAACTATTTGAGATATTCTTTCAATAGTATCAGCTATTGCAAAAGATGAAAAAACCTCACCACCGTATGAATTGATGTGTAACCAAATTGGGCTAGGTGAACCAATTTCCTGCATTGAGCTAAATGCGGTAGGCGCAAGTCTCATAGATAAATCTTGCAAGGTTCTATTTAGTTCCATTGCAGATTCCGGTGTAACCGGGGCGTAAAAATAAATGTGGTCATGTAATACAGATACATTACTGCTAATTGATTCGTCTTCATCAGCCCTTCTTGAGCGTGGAGAAGTATTAATACTCGGTGTCGGAGGAGGAATTATCATCGTCTTCATTATTGTTTATGTTACCAAATACTGCTATTCCATCGATTTCATCTTCATCGGCAAATAGATCAACTGTTGAGTTGCTGCGGTTTTGTGTACCACGTTTCAAGGCAGTGTCTGTCATGCCGCCTAGAGTTTCTCTGGCCGCAGCTAGTTCTATTATTTGTTTTTTAAGTTCTTCGGTTAATTCTTTGATGCGATCACGCACTCTTTGCAATTCTTGTTCTGTTAAAGATTTAAGTAAGATTGCATCAAGGCGACGACGGATATGTGGATATCCTTTTGTTAGATCATTTAAGAAAGTGTTAACTTCTTCATCAGTTAACATTTTAGTTTTCTTTCCTTCAAGCATGTAAAGTAAATACTTTTCTTTAAAGATTAAGAACATAAGTTCATCATCATTTAACTGCTTAAAGTGTTCAAGTCTTTTTACTCGAAGTTGAGCAAGACGATATCGGAAATCATCAATGTAATCTTCAATACGGTCATATTCAAGAACAAGACCGTCTTTTACAAATACCGGTGTTTCTGTAACCAGCATCTTAATCGATTTCTCAACCGCTTCAGCAAAGATTGGCCATTCTTCTTTAGTACCGCTAAACTGTAAAAGAATATCTACGTTAGTGGAAGAGTTATTTGTAAGTTTAACCGTGTGATTAGTAATTAGGTTTTCTAATCTTTTTAGAAAAGAACCATACTTCATTAAAGGTGGTAACTCAAGGATACGAATAGTTCTTGCACCATCGTTTCTTTCGGAAATACCTTCAATTAACCAGGACTTATCCATTCCTTTATATCTAGTAATGCGACCACTAAAGTTTTTAAACTTAGGTTTAACTTCTTTAACTTTCCCGTCAAGATACTTTTGAATATCACCCAGATCTCGAGGAAGAACAGTTGTTTTGTAACCTACCGCAATACCTACGATTGTGTTAGTTAATCCGATTGGCAAATCAACCCAAAGTGGATCCCATGTAGATTCTTCATTCTTATGATTTAAGAATTCACTCTTACGAATCATTTCAGCAATCTTAGGGTTAATCTTTACAGATGTATAACGAGCAGCAGCTGGTTCATGATTAACAGGAGTACCAAAGAAACCGTCTCCTTGTAAAAGTTGTTCACTGTTACCAAAAGGTCGAGCTAGTTTATTAATAGCACCTGATAAAGATTTGTCTCCGTGGTGATAGCCATCAGATATACAAGAACCTACCAAAGAGATAGTCTTGTTATAGTTATGTGGCGCGTTCAACACAATGAATCGTTGAACATTTGTGAGCCCATCATAAAAAGATGGGATACCGCGATTTTCTAAAACATACAGAGCGTAATTTCTGAAGTTTGTATCGATTTGCCGCGAAATGTTTAGAGGATATACTTTAGACTTCAAGATACTTTAGATTTTTAATTTATGTTTATATTCAGTGAATTTACTTTAGTTCCTATAAGACAACAAATGGGAGCGGTTACGCTCCCATTTGTTAAAATCTATGTAAGGATGAAAATTACTAGTCGTCTTTATCGTCGTCTTTATCGTCGTCTTTATCTTCTTCGTCGCTCCCTTCTGGATTATCCTTTTCAACTTCTTTATCTTCGCCGCCAGCGCCTTCAGCTTTATCTTCAGCAGATGCTTGAACATCAGCAGCAGTTTCTTCAGCTTTCTTTTCTCCTTCTGGAGTTTCAGGCTCTTTTTCGTCGTTCTTGTCTTTGCCAGAACCTTCGTCAG